AATCTTGTTCAGCGATTACGGTCGTGAGGTCGTAAAACATATCACTGAATATGTTGTTGACAATTATGTTGTTGACAACTCTTTTTAAAACTGCTATAATACACGTATCAAATCAAAGAAAAGGAATCACATCATGGCACACGAACTTGAAATGGTAAACGGCGAAGCACAGATGGCATATGCTGGGGATCTCCCATGGCATGGTCTGGGTACAAAGGTATCCAACGATCTTACTCCACGGATGATGATGGAGAAGGCTGGCTGTGATTGGACCGTTGAAGAGGTCGAATCATACATTGACCATCAGGGTGAAAAAATCCCAACTGGACAGAAATCTCTTGTCCGTTCTACCGATAGTAAGATCCTTACCAATGTTGGTAAAGATTGGCATCCATGCCAGAATGAAACAGCATTCGAGTTCTTCAATGAGTTCGTACTTGCTGGTGATATGGAAATGCATACTGCTGGTTCACTCAAGGGTGGTCAGATTGTATGGGCATTGGCTAAAGTCAAAGACTCTTTTGAAGTCTTTGATGGTGACCAAGTAGACTCATATATGCTGTTCTCTAACCCACACCAATATGGAAAGGCAATCGATGTACGATTTACCCCTATTCGTGTTGTTTGCAACAACACTCTTACTTTCGCTATCAACTCTCAGTCTGCACGTGCAGTTAAAGTTGGTCACCGTGCCGCATTCAACCCAGAGCGTGTAAAAGAGACTATGGGTCTGGCTCAAGAGAAGTTTGCCAAGTACAAAGAAATGGCTGATTTCCTTGGTTCCAAGCGTTTCTCTGTTGAGAGCCTGATGCAGTACTACAGCGAAGTCTTCCCACTGTCTAACGGCACAAAAGAAGATATTCCTACTGCCGAAACTCTTTCACGTCCAGCGAAGCAAGCCTATGAGGTTCTTGAATCTCAGCCAGGTGCTGAGTTTGGTGAAGGCTCTTGGTGGCAAGCACTCAACTCTGTCACTTACATGACAGATCACATTCAAGGACGTTCTGCGGATGCTCGTTTGTTCAATCAGTGGTTTGGTACTAACCAAGTTCGTAAGGTGAAGGCTGCTGAGAAAGCAGTGGAATACGCTCTTGCGTCATGATATACACGAGGATTGGATCGAGTTCTTTCACAAGGACTCGATCTATGAATCATATCACGAATACATACTAAGGAGATTGAAAGAGGATAGAGAAAATGAAACTAGTGAACGACAGCAAAGATCCCTACCTAGTGGGAATACTTGACTCGGATGGTGAAGCACTGGATGTAGTTGGTTGGATCGGGTCTCTCAATCGAGACTTGACTGATTCTGGCTACGAGAAATATCAGTACGAAGTTGTCCAGCGAGGAAAAAAGATTTACATAGAACAAAAGGAGGGGGCGTAAGTCCCCTTTTTATTTTATATAAATAGTGTAGAATAACATACTTTCATGGGAAACACAATGATTCGTTTTAAAAATTATCTTAATGAGACAGTAGGTCAAAGTGGTTTAGACTACGAACTTAAAGTTCACAAGGCCATGATTGCTGCAAAAGTTCCAGATCTGAACTCTGGTGATAAACCAGGTGCTGGGTTTAGCAATCAAGGTGCTGGAGATATCGAAGCGTCATATAACGGCAAGCCATTCAACATCGAAATCAAAGCCTCTTCTAAAGATCAGATGGGTGGGGGTTCATTTAGATATGATTTTGCCACTAAACAAGTGACACCAGTGACTGCTATGGACCCAGAAGACTTAGACCTACTCATTGCTGCAGCTAAAGAAAAAACTTCTGATCTTGATAACTATATCAAAGCAGCTAGACAGTTGGAACCAAGAGAGTTTCATAAATCTATCAGTGGTGTTCCAATCAAGGTATCAAAAGATGGTCGAGAGATACTGAAGAAAAAAGGATTGCTTGCTAAGATTAACAAGAATGTAAAAACTGGCGTTGGGTTTATTGTCAAACATTATAATAAAAAAGGTGTGTTCTATATTAACATTGGTGGTGCAGGTCTTTTCTACATGGGTAAAAACCCACTCAAGTTAGATGTGCCGCCTCTGAAAGCAGAAATCCAAATAGAAATGCGACTTGGTTTTGGTGGTGGCAAACTGTCATTTCCAACAGATCCACCAACACCAGCACGTAGTGCAGGATTAAGAGTTCAAGGCAGACTCTTGACAAGAGGTAAGAGTAAATATAGCCTAGATAACTCTGAAGATGTTAAGAAATTGTTTGGAGTTGAATAGGTGAATTTTTTAGACTACATAACAGAACAAAAGAATACACACATGACGCACATCGAAGATGCTGTGTTCAGAGGTGGAGTCAACGGTGCACGTGAAAGCATCATGGCACTTAGATCAGTGAGGGACATGCTAAAGGGGGAACAAGATGGAAGCGTTTCTGTTAAGTGGGATGGTGCTCCTGCTATTTTTGCTGGTACTGACCCTAATGACGGAAAGTTTTTTGTGGCGAAGAAGGGGATCTTTAACAAGAATCCTAAAGTCTATAAAACTAGTGGCGACATCGACGCTGATACTTCTGGTGATCTGGCTGATAAACTTAAACTAGCATTGAAGCATCTACCATCGATTGGTATCAAAGGTGTTATCCAAGGAGACTTTCTATTCGGTCCAGGTGACGTCAAAACAAAAAAGATTAAAGGAGAGTCCTATCTTACGTTTCATCCCAATACCATTGTCTACGCTGTTCCAAGCGATAGCCCAAATGCGAAAGATATCACATCAGCGAAACTGGGGATTGTCTGGCACACCACATACAAAGGATCAGACTTCGAATCAATGAAGGCATCCTATGGAGTAGATACCTCTAAGTTTAGATCTAAAGATGTTTGGTCGCAAGATGCTATGCTACGAGACATGACAAAATATACTATGAATGAAAAAGAATTGGAGAAAGTAAATGGTCACCTTTCAAACGCTGGTAAGATATTCAATAAGATTTCTGGAACTACTCTACGCACCATTGAAGCGAATCAAGACTTGGCAATCCTCATCGAAACTTATAACAACACCTTCGTCAGAGCAGGAAGTGTTATCGGAAATACAACACGACATGTATCCGATCTTATCAAATGGATTTCAGCAAAGTATCAAAAGGAAATTGATAAAAGAAAAACTGAACGAGGCAAAGGAACTCAGAAAGCAAAGCTAGATGCTATACTTAGTTTTTTCAGCACCAAGAACAAAAAAAGTTTAAAATTCCTATTTGATTTACAGAAAGAGATTGTTTTAGCCAAGCTAATCCTTATAAATAGATTAAATAAATTATCTTCTGTAAAGACCTTTGTAAAAACAAACAAGGGTTATGCTACCACAGGACCTGAAGGTTATGTGGCTATTGACAAAATTGGTGGTGATGCGTTAAAGATTGTTGACAGACTAGAGTTCTCGTACAACAACTTTTCGCCTAACGTTTTAAAGGGCTGGGATAAAGGCCGATAATGGGGAAACCGAATGTTAAGATTTAAAGATATGTATACTGTTGAGTATCGTCCTGGTGAGGATGAACTCACTAACTACCGTGCCTACAGACGTCATCGTCTAGATGAAAAGATCTCTATGCAGACACGTCTCAAGATGTCTCGAAATGCCAAGCGCAATAAAGCCAAAATGAAGATGGGTGCTGCAAAAGCGGCTCGTAAGTTTGCTTCAAGGGACCAACTCAAAAAAAGAGCACATAGATCTGCTTACAAGGCTATGTTTAACAAGATGGCTAAAGGTGCTACTGACATGTCTCCTGGTCGCAAAGCCGAGATTGAAGCAAAAATGAAAAAGCCAGCATTTCAAACCAAGATTCAAAGGACAGCTAAGAAACTAGTCAAAGTTGTGAAGCAACGTGAAAAGGATCGTAAGCAGCCAGGCGGTTCTAAAAAATGATAGGCTCATTTAGACAGTATCTAGTTGAAGAGAATAAAATTATTGTTTTCTCTTTTGGGCGTATGAATCCGCCTACCATTGGTCATGAAAAACTGTTAGACGCTATGGCAAAAACTGCTGGTAGGAATCCTTATCGTATGTACTTGTCTCAGTCTCAAGACCCCAAGAAAAATCCTCTTAGCTACAAAGATAAAGTT